TTGATGACTGTTCCTTTTTCATTTTGCTCCTTATCTTCTAGCAGGTTAGAGAGTTCCTGTTTAGTGGCTTCTAAGCCATTGATTTGACCTATTATATACTTATAATTTTCCATACTGTCAACACCACCAGAGGTAATAGTGACTGACAGTGCTTCTAATCTAGTATTTATAAATTTAATTAGTCTTGTTATGACGTTTTCTAATTGCATCTTTACCTTTCTTTGCGATTGAAGCAACTTGACTTTTACCCATCACTTTAGCCCTTTGCTCCATAACGGTTAGTATTTGTATTTTTCTAGCAAACGGTTTGTTAACACGTTTAACTTTTGCAACAGTTGCTCTTGCATCTGAGGGTGTTGCAAATTTTATACGGACGGTATCTCTAGGATTTTCGTCCGTATAAAGTCTTCTACCGGAACCTTTAGGTTTTTTACCCGTACCTTTTTTTGGATCCGCCACGTTTCATTTCCTTTATATGTTTCTCTATAACTTTACTTTGTTTCTTATGTAAAGCAGAGGCTTTCTTCAAAGCTTTGGCAACTTTTTTAATTTTTTTTACCATTACTTTTTCTTTTTCTTTTTCTTTTTTTTCATTAAGAATGCTTTTAAACCTGGGTTTAATTTAGCCATACCGCCTTTTTTCATCATAGGTTTTTTCATCATTCCGCCACCCATCATAGGCTTTTTCATTGTTCCTGGCATTATTTTCTCCTTTTATTTGATTTAATGATCACTAACATTTCCATCTTCTACGAGCTTGTCTTAGTCTAGAATTAGGATCTCTCGCAGCTTTAGGAAACTTTTTCATTTGACCTGCACTTCTTGCACAGAATGATTTACGTCTTTTAGCAGCTTTAGATCCTGGTTTGACTTTGCCAGTGACCGCTGTTTTTAGTTTTGAACCGGGATTTTCTCTTCTATATCGGGCGACCCCAGCCTTAGTCATCCCTGCTCCAGACTTTGTAGATCTGAAATACTTTTTAGTTTTTGGAGGTTGTTTATCTTGTCTTCTCATTACATCATTCCCATTCTTTTAGCCATAAATCCACCACCCATAGCTTTTGTTCTTTTTGCAAAAGTTTTTACATTTGTTGGTTTACCACCAACACCTTGTGCTACTGCTCTTTTTCTTTTTACAGCTGATCGTCTTTGTGATTCTGTCATCCGTGCTGCTTTTGCAGCAGGGACACATTTTGGATATTTACGTTTTGCATCTGCTTTCTGTTTTGATCTTCCACATTTTTTAAAACCACCACCTTTTTTCTTGGCTCCAATGTCTACCCAATCTTGCTTAAACCATTCTTTTAATCCGGCCATTAGACCATCCTAGTTTTTTTCTTTCTATCAGACATAATAGCACCGCATCCTCTAGCTACAGATCCTGCTTTTAAACCTTGTCTTTTTAATCTTGCAGTAGCTTCAGTTAATCCACCAGCCATATAAGATGCACGTTTCATCATGCCACCACCCATAGCTGGTTTACGTCCTCTAAAATCTTTTCTCTTTACACCACTAGGGTCTTTAATTTTACCTGCACAGATTTTAGAAGCGTAGGCATTAGCATATGCGCTGGGATATACTTTAAATTTTCGCTTCGCTGCAGCTTTACCTCTAGGACATAATTTAGTCATTTTTTTTATCCTTTAATGCTTTTTTCATAGATTCAGATGTGTTACCATCTTTATCAAAATCTAAAAAATCTGGCTTAGTACCACTTTTAGCCATCATTCTTTTTGTAGGTTTTTTAACTTTTTTATCTTTTTTCTTAGGACCAAAAGCTTCTGCTATTTTTTGTAAAGTAGATTTTCTTCCAAACGGATTAGAACCCATTCTAAAATTTTGTCTGTGAAATTTGTTAGGCATTATTTTTTTCCTCCGTTTCTAAAAATTTGTGTACCCTTTATACCATAAATACTCGCCACGACAAGAATCCATAAATTTGTGAACCAGGTCGGCAGCTGCGAGAACATCTCGAAAAATAATTTTACTTTGTCCATCGCAGTTGGGTCATCTGATATGACTGCGTAAGCTAACACCAACACGGGCAAACTAAGAATTATCAAAACCGCCTCGTCCTTCCAGTCTGATTGTCGGGCTTCTAACAATTTTCCTTGGTAAGCTTCCTCACCACGAGCCATACGATCGGCATGTAAGAGTTGTGCCTCTGACATTGCCATCTTCGTCTTCTGTTTGTTAGCGTAAATCTTACTTCCAGCAGAGACGGCTAATTTTATTGCCGATAACCACATAAATTAATACGCTTTTGAGTTTCTTTTCTTTTCTGCTAACATTCTTTTCTGACCACCAACTGGCATCTCAGGTTTTCCTGTAGCAATATAGTTAAATGCTTGATCAGCAGTAGTTTTAGATCTAGGATCTACTTCAATACTCTGTTCAGCAACTTTAACATCTTTTATTTTATCAAGCTTTTGCATTTTTGCTCCTTTTTTTGCCTTTTTCTACACCCTTTATAACACCTTTGTTACGAGATGCATAGAAAACTGTTTCACCCTTCTTTTTTCCATATTGTTTCTTCATAGATTTCATAATTTTTTTACCTTTTTCTGTCAATGGCATAATTAATCCTCTATCATAACCTTAGCTTCGTTAACTCCGCTCTTTGCAAGGCTAACTCCAGCTCTTAATTTAGCTAAATCTTCGTTTTGATCTAATTTATCTTCAAAATTTTCTGTTGATTGCATTAATCTTGCTCTAGCAAGGTCATTTTGAGCCTTATCATTGTCTTTTTTACGTTCATTTTCCATTGCACGTAGGTCAACTTCTCTAGATTTTAGTTTTAATAGTGGGTCATTATCAAATTGTGATGTAATTTGTTTTTCTTCCTTCATAAATTCTTCAGTCATCTCTGCAATTAACACAGATTTTCTAGCTTCAACTTGATTCGTAAGAGCTTGTAACTGTTGTTGCACCATTGGATTCATTGCTGCTTGTTGTTGCATTAACATCATCTCTCTTAATTGTTCTCTAAACTCTAGTTGTACTTGTTCTTGAGCCATTAAACTTATGTGCTCTAAAATATTTTTCTGTATAGCTGCCATAATCGCAGGATTATTTCTAACCATATTAGTTGACATAAAATTTAAGTGAGCTGTGATGTGTGCTCTGTGGTCTTGACCAGGAAAAGCCTGAAAAGGTTTACCAGCTAATGCATTTATATGTTCCATACTTGGATCCATTGGTGCAGTTGGGGCTGGTGGTGGTAAAACTGCATCTACATTCTTAACACCTATAGCTTCATACATATTCCGATATACTTGATACAAGTTATGTATTTGTGGATTACTTGTTGCAAGTTGTAATTGTGTTTGTGCTAGGGTCACTCTTTGTGACATAGAAAATATATTAGGATCTGCAACTGGCATCACATCTATTCTATCGTCAAAGTCTGCTTGTTTAATGTTCCGTGTTCCACCGACCACGTCGTATGGATAATCTGGTGGTAAATATTGTGCAACTACTTTAGCTAATAATTTAAACTCATCTTTCATAGCTGCGTAACATCTTTTATGAATAGCACTCATGACCCTTGAACCACGTTCTAATAACGCAACTGTTGTACCAACAGCAGCAGCTTGATTACCATCGCCCACTTGCATGTCAGCAATAGCAGCGAACCTTTGACCAGCGGACACTACTACTCCTAATAAATTTAATAATGTTTGAGATGGCTCCTTATAGGGTAGTGGAAAGAATGCATCTCTTAAATTACCACCTGGTGCATCGACATCTTTAAACTCACCCGGTTGTATAGGAGATGCTTCATCTCTAACTCTTACACCTCGTTGTTTAAATCCTGCAGGTAAATTTGATAATGTACCAGCATCCAATAATTGACGGAGAGCAGCTGTTGCAGTTCTGCTTAGTCCGCCAATCATGTGGATTAATCCAAAGCCATAAAACCCTAAACCTGGGAGAAATTTAAAATGAACAAAATATTGGATTTTATTTTTCTTTAGATCATTAGGCGCATAATTTCTTCTAATTGCTAAAACCGTTCTACTTCCTTCTTCAACAGTTACAATGTATGGTAATTTTATTCCAGTCGGTTGACTTTCACTATCTACATCTTCAAAACCCTCTAAGTCTAGGTTTACATGACACTCTAGTAAAGTATATATTGTTTCTTGCTTACCAGATTTTTTAGTACCATCTAATTCTCTTTCTTTTTTTTCTACAGAGTTTTGTTCAACATTACTTGGTGGTGCAAGATCTACATCAACATAAAAACCATTAACTTGTTGTTTTCTTAATTCATTCTCTGACATTTTTACAACGTGTATTACAGACTCTGCATCTTCTATACTTGTTGCAGTATAAGGAACTATTAATTCATCAGCAGGTACAAATTTAGATACCACTCTTCCAAGTGGTACATCGTAATAAACTTTTTTAAATGTAGAACCTGCTAGTGGTAAATGAAATAACATAGAATCAAACTCCGCTTCGTACTCTTTCATTTGATCCATGATTAAATAATTCATGTAATCTTTTACACGTTGTGACTGTAATTCTGTTTGTGGATTTTTAACTCCTATAATCTGTGTTCTGACAGGTCCGTCACTCGGTAATAATTCTTTATAAGCTTGTGCTTGAAACTGAGTAACAGCTTCTGCTAATACAGGATGTGTTGCACCACTTGCTCCTTGAAATGGTTCTGTTCTATTTTCATATTTAAAACCTAACAGATCTAAACCTTGTGTATAAGATTGTTCCCAATCTTTTCTAGAAGATTTATAATCCATATAATTATTGACCATGTCAGAACCGATTGGTTCTAAAATATCATCGGGTAATATATCTGCTAAATTATCAAAATGATTCTCAGTTCCTGGTACATTGATTGCACCTGGTTCAAAATCTAAAGTTGCACCACCATCTTCTTCAGGTGTAACTTCTATCGGTCCTTTGTTATCTACCGGTTCTTGAACGCTAACTTCTTCTATTTCCTCTTGTGAAGGAACCTCTATTTTCGTACGAGTGTTCGGAAGACTCTTGTCTATTTCTGCCATTTAATTTCTCCAGTTTGACTGTCTTAACAGTATTGTAAGTAATATTCAACCCTTGTGGATTAGGTCCACGGAGAGGGGGTATAGTTGTTGTAAGTTTCTTAACCATTATTCTCCCAGCATTCTAGCTAGTCCACCTTTATTAAATTCTTTTAAAAAACTAAAACCAATACCTTTTTTATCTCCTTTTTGACCAACGCCTAAGCTTAATTCTCCACCTAGAATTTTCATAACACCACCTAACTCAGCTTGGTTTAAATCTGGTCCAAAATTTAAGAATATGTTATCACTAATTGGAACAGTTGCGATTCCTGCTTGTTTTTTAATAAATCTGTTTATAACTTCTTTTAAAGCTTCGTTAGGATTATTAGTTTCAAAAGAACCTAAACCCTCTTTCAAACCAATACGTCCACCATTTTTATTACCAGATCTCATCTCTGCTAGTATTCTTAAAATATTAGATAGCTCGGACATTGCTGGATCATAGTCATCACGAAATCTTCTGTTAAACTCTGCTTTTCTTTCAGAGCTAAAATTTTTTGAATATTCATCAGATAGTGCAGACATTAATAATAATTCCTTTTACGTGTTACAACTTTTTCATCCACATAATCTTCTGGATGATCAATTAAACCACCTTGTCTAAATCTCATAATTGCTTGTGTTGTACTGTCAACCAAGTCATCATGATCGCCATAGGGGAATGCAGCGCATTCTTCTATGACTTCTTCAGCAAACTTTTGCTGAGGAGCCCATATCATACCACTTTCAAACAAAGGTGCAACTGCATTTACACGTGCATGTTTATCATTTCCCTTACTTGGACTAAAGTTCACAACCGGTATGTCCATCTTCCGTAACTCATATGTCAAAGGCAAACCACTAGCTTTTGCCTCTACGATAACTGTTTCAGGTTTCCAATACTCGTATTGTTCAAGGGCTAATCTTCTAAGCTCAGGGAACTCATATCTGCCTTTGATAGCATCGAGAAGAATAAGATTAGCCCCCTCATCCTCACTAGGATACCAAATACCCCAAGTGGTGATAGCTGAATAATCCGCAGTTTCTTTTTTAAGAAACGCAGTATCATAAGATTGTATCACGTGTTGTAACTGTGGTATCTCCTCTCCAGTATATGTTCTCCACCACTCACGTTTTAATATTGCACCCTCTTCTGCTGTTGGGTTCTGCATCCACTGTGCATTCCATTTAGCAACAGGTAGCGTTGCTTTTACTTTTTCTAATTCGTCTAACTTCCAATACTCAGGCCATACGGGTTTAGCTATCTTTGATCCTTGGTCCATGATTGCCGGAAACTCGACCACGTGCCATTGATCAGCTTTAGCCTCTGTTTGATTTTTAACGAGCATACCCGTTAGATCTTTTGTACTCCATCTAGTCATAACCAAAACTATTTTACCACCAGGCTGCAAACGTTGACGAGGTCCTGATGTATACCACTCGTAGGCTGACTCTAATGCGACCTTAGACATTGCATCTTGCTCAGAGTGTGGGTCATCAATAATTAATAGATCTGCACCACGACCCGTGATTGCACCACCAACACCAGCTGCGAAGTATTCACCACCTTGTGCAGTCTCCCAACGTCCCGCTGCTTTAGAATCTTCTTGAAGTGTCGTCTTAAATATTTTTGCATAGTCTTCGCTATCAATTAGGTTCTTGGCTTTTCGACCAAATCGTATTGCTAGTTCACCCGTGTGCGTTGCTTGAATAATCTTGAGCTTCGGCTCACGGCCCACCATCCAAGCAGGAAGTAAGTATGAGGCAAACTCCGACTTGGTATGTCTGGGGGGCATGTTGATTATCAAACGATTTATCTCACCGTTTGCTAATTTGTTAAATTTGTCAGCAATGTGTCTGTGATGGGAACCCTCTACAAAGTCAGGCCATACACATTTAACAAAAGACAAGAAATCATTCTTAGCCTTATTCTGTATCTTTTTTTCGGCATACATAACCTTTAGCTGTAAGAATTGTTTTCTAACATCTGAGGGTAACTTGCTTATATCTACTGTATCTAAATTCATTTAAAATTTTGCAAAATTTTTTTAAGGTTACTATACCTAATGAAAACGTTTTTACCAACCCTAACAATCTAAGTCTTTGCACTTGTACAAGGTATTAGGATCCCTTTTGTAGAAAAAAGGGGGGTCGTTTAATTTATTTTTTTGATTTTTGGTTTTTGTTTAGGATCTCTTGACCAATAACCACGAACCAAAAACCTTAATTTATTACTAACGATAATTTATGACTATCAATACTAATGTCCGATAAATTAAAGTTATCGGAACATTTACAACGAACCAAGAACCTTTTTTATTTCTTCATATCCTTGAGCCAATGCCCTTGATTTAAATCCCACTTTTGAAAGTTCTCGGATCATTGACCCTTCAAAAAGTTTTGGGGATCTCGAACCTTGCCCCTTAACACAGATGAAGGTGTTCTTTGGATGTCTAATATGAAAAGCAATTTGATGAGGTGAGAACGTAACCTTGTTACCTCTTGCAACTTTCAACTCTACTGTGAAAAAGGTGTTATTATCATTATAGCCCAATAAATCAGGAGTGCCAAATAAGATGGAATTCTCAAGTCTAATCCAAGAAATTTGATATATATTCTTTTTGATTTCGTGATAAAATTTACTTTCATATTTCATTTAATATTGAGGTAACATCTACATTTAAAACTAAACAATTTCAAGTTGAAAACACAACATATTGTGTCTGAGCTGGATGACCTACTATATCTAGGTTTTTTCAAAAAAAGTTAATTATTTTGTTGATTGCTTTTGATAATCCTATAAAGTCCTAAATATATAAACTTAAAAAGGAGAAAGATAAAATGATAGATAAGAACAGAATGAAAATAATAAATAATATTGATGTTAATTATCGAGATCTCGAAGATTTTGATAATCAATTTCAAGTAATGAAATTTGTTTTAAATTGTTTGAGTGATAAACAACTTGAAACAACAAAACAATTAATCAAAGTTATTAAGAAAGGAGAAAAACAAAATGACTAAACTACATCACACAGAATATAAAAAAAATTATAAAAATTATATTCTGTCAACAATAGAAGAAGACACAGAGGGAAAACCAATCAAAACAGATGAAGAAAAAATCAAATATATTTTTGATAGATTTTATTCAGAATATGGTTGGAATATTGAAAGAGTTGGAAAGTTTAAAGCAATGACCGAATGGTTGCAAGGTTTAGCTTTAGACATTGAGTATTGGAATGACTCAATAGTACCTTTAGCAATTAAAATGGGATCTATTGATGAGAACCCAAGCGAAAAATTAAAAGCTAAAGTTATTGATAACTATTGGTCTTTTATGGCTAATGTTATTTTATGGTTTGAACCTAAAAAGGGAGAAAAAACAAATGATTAAAAGAGTGAACAAAAAATTATTTGATAAATATTTAAAAGATTTATTGATTGAAAGATATCAAAATTATAAAAGTTTTAAGAAATTTTTTGGAGTGACATTTATCAGATATGAAAAAAGAGGAAATCAACTTAAAGCAGTTGAACATTTAATGTTATATCCAACAACTTTATATTTAGAATAGATCGAAATCCCCTCATTTGAGGGGGTATTAGGGTTAATCCCTAACTGATGAGATCAGAAACAAAAAGGAGAAAAAAATGAACATAAAAGAGTTAATAAAAAATAATAAGTATATGTGTTCTTCGAATAATGATCATTATATGGAGATCACAGAGTTAAAAGATAATAAAATGTCTATATGTCCTCAAGGTGGGGGATTTGTTAAATCAATAGATATAAACAATCAAAGTTTCATTGATGATGTAAGAAATGAAAAAATAAAATTTACTAATTCATTTCCAATGGAATGGAAAAAAGTAAAATTATATCATGATCATTGGGTTTTAGATGATGGAACAAATCATTATATTGAGGGATATGTAACTAATCATAAATGGAATGGTTGGTCAATTCCTATGGTTGAACTTGATCAAATCAAGAAATTTAATAAAATACAAAAAGCAACCAAGTACATGGACGATTTTGCTATTTTTAAAATTATTGATGATAAAAATATTTCAATAAAAGATTATAATGAAGATGAAATTATAACTATTGAAAGATCAGAATTTAATTGTAATGGAAAAACAATTAAAGCTTTTGATGTGTCTATGGGTTGGACATGGTCAGAAGAAGAAATAAACCCAAAGAAAGGATAAAA